GAGACCGAGAGCCGCGCACTATTCGACCAGGTCACCGGCGACAACCCCGGCGTATTGCCCCCGAATTGGATGCTGCAGGTCATGGGCATTATCGACCTCGGGCGCCGCGTAATTCAGGGAGTCGGCGGGCCACAATCCGCAGGCGTGACCGGCATGGACATTAACTGGCCATACTTTGACGGCGTCCTCACCGACATCGTCGAAGCGCAGGCAAACGAAAAGGACGAAGTAAACTCGGTGCAGATCAGTATCGAAAAGGGCACCGCAGTACTCGACACCTACGCGGCCGGTTCGGACATCTCCTACCAGCTCCTGCAGCGGTCAAGCCCGTCCTACCTTGATGCACATAACCGCATCATGGCCGCAAGCTATGCGACCGTAACCGACCGTAAGTTTACGGCCGACCTGTGGGACGACGGCACCGGTATCCAAGATTACGACTTTGCGGCCGACACCACGGGCGCAGGATTCCGCGAGGCCGTATTTGCGGCGTCGGTCAGTGTCGAGGACGCTACAGGGACACCCGCTACCGCGGTATTTGTCTCAACGGCAGTCTTTACCGCTATTGGCGGTTGGTCGACCTTCCAGCCAGAGCCTTACACGGTCCAGAACGTGTCAGGTGTTGCGACCGCGTCCACCTTGCGCGTCAACGTGTCGGGGCTTCCTGTTATCCGCGCCGTCTACCTTGACAGCAATGCGGCCTATAACGCGATTGTCACGAACGGCGCCGCGGCCCGCTGGGTCGAGGACGGCCCACGCCTAGCAAGTGCAGAAAATGCCGGAAAGTTGGGACGCGATATCGCGATCTACGGCTATGGCGTTACCGCTCCATTCTTGCCAGCAGGCATTGTCAGAATGACAAACGTCTAAACCGGGTTAGGTTAGGGGATTACTGATGGCACTAGTGACAGGTCAAAATGTGGCGGATGCGCTGCAGCTGACCTACGCGGATGACACGGCAGGATTTAATCAAGCCGCTTCAGCTGCGCAACTTACTGTCGGTAATCTCCTAACCGCCACCGCACTAGCCGCCGAGAACGCAGCATGTAAAGAGGCGGCGCTACAAGTCGGGATTGAGATATACCAGGCACGCACCTCGGTTGGTGGGCAGATCGTTTCGGTCGACTTCACACCAGGGCCCTACCGGCTAAGTGTTTGGTTAATCCGTCGGGTCTACGCCCTAATAGGTCCGTTTATGAACCCAGCGGGGATGGTGGGATGAGATGCCCAACGCCCTCTCGACGGATGCCAGGCTAGAACTAGCAGGGCTACTAGCTACGGTCACCGGCTACAAGGTTCACGACGTCGCACCTAACGTACCAATACCGCCGTGCTTGGTGATTGTGCCGGATACGCCGTGGATAGTTCCCGAGCGCATCGGGTCAGTCCTTAACTATCGGCTCCGGCTCAAGGTGTTAGTGGTGGTGGACTCTCGTAACAATGCGGCCGCGCTAAAAAAACTTGAGGAAGCGGTCGAGGCCGTAGCGGTCGCCGTCGGGGACAGTTTCATAATCGACCAAATATCGCCACCACAAATAACCGACACCGGCGCCACCGCAGTCTTAGTTTCGGAAGTTTCCACAACCTCCCACATAATCGACGCTTAACAAACATAGGAGAACATCATGGCAGTAGTAGCAGTAGCCGGATACACCTTCACGGTGTCACTAGACGCCGGGGACGTATCCGACCAAATCACCGACGGCACGATCACACAGACCGGCACCGTAGTGCGGACCAAGACTCTAGGCGGGGTGAACTTCACACAGACAGACTTCACTAGCGCGGCGTCTTTGTCATTCCTTTACGACGGGGACTCCGACGTATACAACACCCTCTCGGACGCGGTCACAGCTCTGACGGATGTCGCCGTAGTTATCACCGGGAGCACTGGCACCTTCACCGGTGACATGTACCCAGAGTCCGTCGAGGTCACTTACGACTCGGCAGGCGTCGCTACCTGTAGCGCGTCTCTCGTCGGCACCTTGGTGCTTTCGTAATGCTGCCGACGATGGTGGTGGTACTCGACGGTCAACCGGCTGTCGAGTACCAGGCCACTGCGGCGGATATGTGGCTATGGGAGGACCTAAGCCAAAAGTCAATAGGGACGGGCGCAGAGTACGGGCTCAGGCTCACCCTGGCCTATATCGGCGTCACCGGGAAGGAACCAAAAAACTTAACCGAGGTTCGCACATGGGCTAGGGAGAACAAGGTCCAGGTGGACGTTGGTAAGAACGTGGACCCTATCGAGCCGGATCATTCCGGCGCTTAGTGGTCCGGCTGGCCGTTGCACTCAACCGGCCAGTGCACGAAGTCCTAACGTATGACCCGCAGTTGTTTACGACGCTAGTCGAGGAGGTGTTTACAAGTGGCGACAAAAGTTCGGGGCATTAACGATATGCAAGTACCGGGGCTTCGCGCATTTCTTCGCGACTTAAACAAACTCGACAAGGAAGGCAAAAGCGAACTACGCAAAGCGTCAGTAGATATTGCCCGGCGGCTCATGGTCCCAGCCTGGTCAATGGCCGCCCTTGAGGCCAAGGGCAATTGGGGCGACAAAATCATGCGCACCGTAAAAGCAAAGTCCGACCGCATCCCTGTCGTGACTATTGGCGCTAACCGGCTTAGGGCTTACAGCAAGGGCGCGTCAGTAAACATGATCAAAACCCCGTCGGCGTTTGGCGTGAAAAGTAAAACACGCCGCAGCACAGACCCTAGAGCGAACTCCGCAATTGTGGCATTTGGTGAGGGCACCGGTTGGATGAAAGGTGTCGGCGCATCCTATAAAGAACCCGCCATGAGGGAGTGGGGCAAAGCCACCGACAAGGTCGTTGCGTCATGGAATAATAGACGGGAGACCTACTAATGGCTATGTCCGGCGGCCGTACCTTGATGGTCTACCTTGCGGCAGACACCGCAAATTTTAAGCGCAACATGACCTCGGCGGAAAACTCGGTTACCGGGTTTGGTGGGCACGTCGACAACATCGGCTCAAAGATGGCCAACGTCTTAGGGCCCGCGCTGCTTGGTGTCGGTATCGCGGCGGGGGCTATGGCCGCCAAGTTCGCGGTAGACGGCGTGCAGGCGTTTGTAGCCGATGAAGCCGCAGCTGCAAAACTAGCCACGACCCTAGGTAACCTAGGATTAGAGCAGGCCACCACTCAGGTCGAGTCATTTATTGACTCACAACAAAGACTTACGGGTGTCGCGGATGACGAATTGCGCCCCGCGTTCGATCGCCTAATTAGGTCCACGCAAGATGTCGGGACCGCCACCAACGCCCTTAAACTTGCGCAAGACATCGCAGCAGGCACAGGCAAAAGCCTTGAAAGTGTCGCCGCGGCCCTCGGCAAAGCCTACGACGGGAATACGGTAGGGCTCGGCAAACTCGGCGTAGGGCTAGACGCCGCAACATTACGCACCGGCAACATGAAAGAGATAACTCAAGCCCTAGCCGACACGTTCGGTGGGCAAGCCGAGACAGCCGCAGGCACATATCAAGGGCAACTCAACCGGCTCACAGTCGCGTTCTCAGAGCTGCAAGAGTCATTCGGCCGCGGATTCATCACCTCACTAGGTAACTCAACTGCCAAAACTGACGAACTAATGCAAGCCATGAAAGACCTAGAACCAGTCTTACAAAGCATTGGCAGCGAACTAGCCAGAGACCTAGTGGCGCTAGTGGACTTTGGGCGCGGTTTCCAAAATTTCCTACGACCCTTAAACGAATTTGAGAACGGGTCGACCCGCGTATTCAACGAACTACAAAGACAACTAGCGCAAAACCTATTCGACGTTCAAGCCCTAAAAGACGCCTACAGTGGACTAGCCGGAGTTGCTAACGGATTCGCCGGCAATGCGTCCGTAGGTGGTGGCGGCGGAGCTGGTAGCGGCGGCTCATTTGGCGGGACACCTGGCATGGCCGGAGTGCGTGAAAATGACCCAAGCGTTATTCGCGCCAACCTAGCCGCACAATGGGCCGACGTCCTCGACAAACTAAACCCAAAACTAGAACAAAACAAAGTAGCATCAAGCGGCTCCGCTAAGGCTACGACGTCGATAAGGGACGCAATGAAAGCCGCGTCCGACACTGTCACGACGGCGTTCCAACCGGCCCTAGACGTCGCACAGGCCGCCCTAGACGCAGTCAAGACCGCATCCTACGCCTACGCCGAAAGCCTCAAGGGTGCAATAACGGGCACGATTAGCCTGGCATCCGCGTGGGCCGCGGCCGAGGCTAAAGCCCAACCGGGCGAAGCGTTCGCAGCTAACGCCCTGACAGCGTTCCAAAAGCAAATAGGTGACGCCACCGGCTTCGCTAAAGCCATAGGGAACCTAGCCGCGCAACCTGGTGTATCCCAAGCACTGATAGACCAGTTGGTGGCTGTTGGTCAGGCTCAAGGCCCGATCGCTGGCACCGTTCTTGCTAACGAAATGATCAGCTCAGGTCTAGTCCCCGAACTTGCTACGCAGCTGCAGAGCCTAGACATATTCGCGGGGGCTACCGGTGAGGCCGTGTCCGCTAAGTTTTATGACCAAGGCGTCGTGTCGGCTACTCAAGTGCTGCAAGGTATTTCCGATGAGATTGTGGCTCAACAAAAAGCCCTCAAGAAACTAGGCAAGAACATTGGCGAACCTATCGGCAATCAGATTACCGAAGAGATCTCAGACGCCATCGATCGAGGAATAGCTAGGGCGAAGAAAGCCGCAGCGGACGCCGAGGCCGCAGCATTTACCCGACAGACAGCCGCTAGGGCCACACAGACCGCAATTGGCCAAGGGATCACGGCGATCATTCAGCAGACTGATCAGCGGACCGGGTCGCTACCGGCGGCGGCGCTCCGATGACAGCCCCGACCATCACGTCGGTCACGATCAACGGCGTCGACCTCGACCTAGATGATGTGATCCTTGATGTGATTATTACTCACGGCCGCGGGGCGATCACGGACGCCGCTAGCCCGTCAACGTTGGATATGCGGATCTTTGCTACCGGCCAGATAACCGTCCCATACACGCTCGGGCAGTCGGTCAACGTGAAAGCATCCGCGACTAACCGTTTTACCGGCGCTATAACGGACATGGCCATCAGCCACGCCACCACGATCGACGGCAACCCACCGATGACAATCATTGACGTCACCGCGGTCGGGAAACTAGCGAACCTGTCACGATTCTTTTACGACACCACCCGCCCCGCCGAGGATCTACAGGCCCGCGTCGACGCGATCCTCACCGCCACGGGACTCACCTACGCCGCGCAAGCCGACCCCAACTATGCCCTCCTCGAAGTCCTAGCCGCGGACGCAGTCCTTGAGGACGCGAGGACACAACTCGACACATTGAACGATTGGACCGGCGGGACCCTGTACGACAAGCCCGACGGGACGGTCGTCTTTGAGTCCTACACGCGGCGGGGCTACAACTATGCGACGGCGGCATGGGAGGACATGCCCCTCGACTGGGATAACACGACACTCGACTGGGTGTCGCAGTACGCGCCAGGTGATGCGGCACCAACAGCGGTCACCCTCCCAGTTACGGCCGTGATCTGGGAGCCACGCTGGCAGGCCACCGCGTCCACGATCGTGAACGATGTGACCGTGTCCTACGGGTCCGCGGATCCGCAATCGGAATACCAAGACACCGACGCGGTAAGTATTGCGGCGTTCGGATCACGGGCCATCAAGATTACGACGGGCCTAGCGGATGTTGGGGACGCCGCGAACCGGGCCAGCCTGGTACTCACGGCACAAGCCACGGAACGGTGGACGCTGGGCGGGGTTGAGATCCTCATGGAAACCCTAACCGCCCCAACCCTCGCCCTAGTCCTAGGTTTAACGTCCGGCGACCGGGTAATCGTCACCGGCCTACCAACACCGGGGCCAATTGCACAATTCTTAGGTGTCCTTGAAGGGTGGACCGAAACCTACACAATAGACGGATACCGGCTAACCCTCGCCCTCTCCGACCCTAGGTATTCCTACGCCATGCTGCAATGGAACGAAGCGGGGACCGCCGACTGGCAGAACGTCCCAATTGCAACGACTTGGTCCGATGTCATCCTACAATCAAACCTAGTACCCTAAGAAAGGAATCAGTATGGCTACCACGACCTACGGGTCCAGTTATGTCAGCGGCACCGATCTGGTGGCGAATTACCCGGCTACGTCCCTTCTGGTGGCGAACTCAATCGACGCGGCAGGGTATTACATTGGCCGCGGAAACAATACACAAACCGGGTCATATACCACCGTACTCACTGATGCCGGTAAAACTGTCACGATGAGCAACGCAAGCGCCAACACCGTAACGATCCCGGCTAACTCGTCGGTGGCCTACGTCATCGGGACGCGCATAAACATCCTTAACCTCGGGGCGGGTGCCTGCACACCGACCGCGGGCGCCGGTGTCACAATCGCGGGGACGATCACAGCCCTAGCAACTAATCAAGGCGCGGCGGTAATAAAAACCGCGACTAACACTTGGTCGTATCTCCCTTTTGCTAGCGCCGCCGGTGTTCCAACCAGTGTTGATTATTTGGTGGTCGCTGGCGGCGGCGGCGGCGGTAATGGTCAAAACGCAGTAGAAAACGGTGGCGGTGGTGGTGCTGGCGGTTTGCGTAGCACCGTTACGGCTACTGGTGGCGGCGGTAGTTTAGAAACTCCATTTGCCGCTACAAGTGGTATCACATACACGGTAACAGTGGGCGCCGGGGGAGCATCAAACACTAACGGAACAGATAGCAGCATCGCTGGGACAGGTCTGACCACTATTACATCAACTGGTGGTGGTCGCGGTGACGGCAGTAATGCGGCCGCTATTGGTGGTTCTGGTGGTGGCGGCGGTGGCGCAACTGGTGGCGCTGGTGCGGCTGGGACCGCTAATCAGGGTTTCGCTGGCGGTGCGGGTCGAGGTGGGACTCCACCGTATGCCGCTGGCGGCGGCGGCGGTGCTGGTGTTGCAGGTTCATCCGGTGCAGTCGGTGCCGGTAATGGCGGCAACGGTGTCGCCGTTTCAATATCGGCGTCATCAGTTACTTACGGTGGCGGTGGCGGCGGTGCAACTGAGAATCCACAAAGTTCAGGCGGTACGGGTGGCGGTGGCGGGACAACGCTTAACGCACCAGGTACGGCCGGTACAGCCAATTTAGGCGGCGGTGGCGGTGGCGGCAGTGGTACAAATAGCAATAATGCGGGCGGTGCAGGCGGCAGCGGTGTTGTAATTATTCGCACTTTAATAACAGATGTTGCCGCAAGCACAACAAGCGGAACAATAACCACTAACGCGACACATATCATTTACACATTCAATGCAAGTGGCACAATAAAGTGGGGTGTCTAATGGCATATTTTACAAAATTAGAGGACAACATAGTTACCGAAGTCATCGCCATAAGTGATGACGTTTGCGGTATGCCTACCTTGACATTCCCAGACACCGATTCGGCGGGCCGCGCATATATCGCCAACGGGTTAAAACTTGCGGGCACATTCGCACAAACCAGTATCGACGGATTATTCCGCGGATGCTACGCCGGAATTGGTTACACCTTCAACCCGCTATTGGGACAGTACGGCGAATATCTACCACCAACCGTTGAACCCGAGCCGACGGCGGACGATTACACCGTCCAGCCCGAGCCAGTGATCGAGGCCCCATAATGGCTAAACTAGTTAA